CGGAAAGAGAACTGACAAAGCAGGATTTGTTAGTATTAAAACTAACTACGGTGAGATCAGAGCTAAGCCTATGTATATAGAGCGTTATAAGCTTGAGCCTAAATGGGAGGGAGACTTAATTGTATTCCATTCTAATGCAGGTAACATGTGTTTAGCTTATGATCAGTCACAATCCATTATAAATGAGGACAATCATGACGATCCTTGGACATTCGAGTGTCACGCTTTAGTTAAACCTATTAGTGTTAACAAAGCATGGTACATGAATAAGAAAAAGTCTAGGGATTACATGAACTTTCAGGAAGATATGATACCATACCTACAAGGTTTCTCTTGCCCAGATAGAGTAAGAGATAATCAGACTAGGTTAGAAGCTCAACTAGAGTTTGGTTATAGTAGTAAGAGATCTGATGTAGATAACTGCATTAAGACTACTCTAGATACTATGCAATCTTGGTTTGGCTTTGATGATGTTATCATATTCAAAGTAACGGCAGAGAAGTTTCACGTTAAACGTGGTGAAGACTATCTCAAAATAAAACTCGAAGAAATAAAGGAAACATGATGAGCAAGGTTCAGATGCAAACCCCTAAAGATACTTTCACTGTTGACTACCCTCAAGCAATTGAGTTTAGAGATAAACAGGCTAGTATCTTCTGGCCTCCTGAAGAAGTACGTGTAGAGAAAGACGTACAAGATATTCTAGTTAACATGACTGAAGCAGAACGTCATGCCACTATTACTGTACTAAAACTATTTGTTAAGTATGAGTTAATTATTGGTGATGAGTTCTGGTCTGGATTTGTAATGAAGAAATTCCCTCGTCCAGACATTCAATCTATGGCTAGTCTATTCTCAGCTATGGAACTATCTGTACATGCACCCTTCTATGCTAAGCTTAATGAGGAACTTAAGATAGCTACTGATGACTTCTATAACTCCTACAAGGATGATGAAGTACTAGCAGAGCGTATCCAAGTACTAGAAGATATCTTCAAACGTAATGATGACTTGTACTCTTTAGGTGCATTCACATTCGCTGAAGGTGCTATCCTCTATTCTTCATTTGCTTTCTTAAAACATTTCCAGTCTCAAGGTAAGAATAAACTTCTTAACGTTGTCTCTGGAATTAACTTCTCAGCTCGTGATGAAGCTCTACACTCAGAAGCTTCTGGTTGGTTGTTCCAGCAATTACTAAAGGAGAAACAAGATGCGAAACAGATTTCTGAGACAGAGTGTAAGGCTCTCCAGGATGAGATCACAAGTATGGCTGTCACAGTCTACAAACACGAACAAAGAATCATCGAAAAGCTCTTTGAAAAAGGAGACATCGAAGGAGTCTCAGCAAAACAGCTAGACTACTTTGTTCAGTCACGCATCAATATGTGTCTGAGAAACATGGGATACCCTAATCTCTTTGAAGTAACATATAACCCTATCGGTGAATGGTTCTACAAAGGTATTAATGGTTACGCTATGAATGACTTCTTCTCTAGCGTTGGTAATCAGTATGAACGTGGTTGGCAAGCAGAAGCATTCACATTTTAAGGAGTAAATATAATGTCATACAATAAACTATCTGAAGAACGTAAACGTCTACAAGCTGCTGGTGAGTTACCTGAATGGTTCTCTACTGGTGGTTATCAAATGTTTAAAGAGAAATATCTCTTTCAAGCTAAAACCCCTAGAGAACAATATGAACGTATTGCCCGTACTCTTGCTGTACATACTCCTAATCCTAATGATTGGCATGATAGATTCTTTCAATTACTATGGAAAGGATGGCTCAGTCCATCGACTCCTGTTCTGGCTAACGTTGGTACTTCTCGTGGTCTGCCTGTTAGTTGTGCTGGGAGTTATATCAGTGATAACTTAGATAGTATCTACAAAGGTAAACATGAGATTGCTGCTCTCACTAAAGCAGGATTCGGTACTGCAAGTTACTTAGGTGACATTCGTAGTCGTGGATCTGATATCTCTGTTGGTGGTAAGGCTAGTGGTCTACTACCTATCATCAAAGGTTTCCAGCAAGATATGGAGTATGTATCTCAAGGTACAGCTCGTAGAGGATCATGGGCAGGCTATGTACCTATTGATCATGGAGACTTCGATGAGGTATGTGATCACCTAGAACATAACCCTGATGGTAATAACATTGGTTGGAATATTAGTAATGCTTTCATTGAGAAGCTATCTAATGGAGATCAAGAAGCTATCAGACGTTATGGTAAAGCTATGCGTACTAAGATGGTAACAGGTAAAGGTTACTTCTTCTTTCCAGACAAAGCTAATGATGCTCGTCCTATCTGGTATAAAGAGCAGGGGTTAGATATCAAGTCACCTCAGTTATGTGCTGAGATTATGCTACACTCTTCTGATGATTACACTTACACTTGTGTACTATCATCTATGAACGTAGCTAAGTACGATGAATGGAAAGACACTGATGCTATCTTTAATGCTACAGTATTCCTTGATTGTGTAGTACAAGAGTTCATTGAGCGTGGTAAGAACCTACCTGGATTAGAGAAGGCTATTGCTTTCACTAAGAAGAGTAGAGCATTAGGTTTAGGTGTATGCGGTCTACATACGTTATTCCAGAAGCGTAACATTGTATTCGGTGGATTCGAATCAATGATGCTTAACAATGAAATCTTTAAGGCACTTGATAATGAAAGTAAAAGAGCTAGTAAGTGGATCGCAGAAACATGGGGAACTCCTGAATGGATGGAAGGATACGGGTACGCTAACACCCATAGAATTGCTGTGGCTCCTACGAAATCTACCGCCCTCATCATGGGTGGAGTTTCAGAGGGAATCAACCCTGACACAGCTATGGTTTACACTCAGCGTACCGCAGCAGGTGAAGTGGACAGGATTAATCCAGTCTTACTTGAGCTCATGCAGGATAGAGGAGTGTACAATAAGCGAACTGTTGAACGCATTAGAGACAACATGGGTTCAGTCCAGAAGGAAGAATGGTTAGATGACCATGAGAAGGAAGTATTCCGTACTGCCTTTGAGATCCCTCAAAACGCTGTAGTAACTATGGCTTCAGCTCGTGCTAAGTACATTGATCAATGGCAATCACTTAATCTGTTCTTCTCAGCAGATGAAGATGAAAGTTACATAAACGAAGTACATAAGCAAGCCTTCACTGATCCAAACATTCTAGCTCTCTACTATGTGTATAGTAAAGCTGGTGTTCAAGCAAGTAAAGACGAATGTCTAGCTTGTCAATAAACTAAGGAGAAATAACATGATCGGTATCTTAGACGTAGACTCTATATTATATAGGGCATGTTGGAAAGTAGAAGATTTATCTGAAGCTAAAGAGAAATATCTAGATATACTCAAGATATACATCTCAGAAGCTTGGGCTGATAAATCAGTATGCTTCATTAAAGGAGATAATAATTGGAGATACAAAGTATTCTCTGATTATAAGGCTCATCGGGGTTCAGGTAATCCTGACATGAATATGGAGATAATGAAGGAGTTAATTGAGTGGACTGCTCAAGAGCGTCTTGCTATTCGTTCTCATGGATGTGAAGCAGATGATCTTGTTCGCAGGAAAGCAGTTAAGTGTGTTGAAAGAAACCTGAATCATGTTATTATCTCTGCTGATAAAGACTTGGATTGTATTGCAGGTAGGCATATTCGACCCAGTAATAAGGGAGACCTTAAAGAGTACACTGTTACTCAGGAAGAAGCTGACTACAACTATTACATCCAAGTCCTTATTGGTGACATGACAGATAATATCAAGTCACCTAAACGTCTTGGTGCTAAGACAGCTGAGAAGCTACTCAAGAGCACTTCAAGAGGTGAATGGAAGTATGTCATTGAACGTGAATATAAAGATCGTTGTGGTGAAGAATGGCTACATGCTCTTATGTTCACTGGTAGCTTGATTCATATTCAACGTTACCAAGATGATTACTTTGTTTGGGATAAAGACAAAGGTAACTTCTGGGAGTGCGGCTTTAAAGAAGCTCCTAAGTGTTACGAGTACTAAGGATAATAGTATGACCTTTATGAAACAAGTACTTAATGCAGTGAGAGGTTATAGGGAAGAAGAAGCGATTGATATTGTATTGATCGCTTTATCTGACTTTGAAAATGAGTTGCATGATATGTTAGATGGAGGCATAATAACGAATTCAGAGTACATTCTGAACTTGCAGATGAGAGGCACTGATGTTGCTTATCTCATTGAAATCATTAGGAGAACTAAAAATGAAATTATCACCTACAAAGTTACAGAAGAAGATGATGTTCAATCAGATGATGATGGACATAGCTTACCGTGTAGCGCAACAATCCATTGATCCAGACAGAAAGGTTGGAGCAGTCTTAGTTAAAGACTCTCAGATACTAGGTTATGGATGGAATGGAACTCCCAATGAGTACTTTACTAATGAGTGTAAACACACTAATGGTAAGACTCGTCAAGAAGTAGTTCATGCTGAGATGAATGCTATAGCTAAAGCAGCTACTAGTAGTGTTAGCTTATCAGGCTCTACTATATTCAGTACTACAATACCCTGTATTGATTGTGCTAAGATGATCGTGCAATGCGGCATCACTACTGTTTACTATACTGAAGAATACAATAAGTGTTCTAAAGGTAGACAGCTAATTATAGACTGTGGTCTAGAACTAATTAAACTTGAGGATTAAATTATGACTATCTCTGTGGGTAAAGGCTCCTGTAAAGCTTGTGGTTCAACTGACAATGTATCTCTCTTCAAAGATGATACAGGTACTGTTAAAGGTAAGTGTTGGACTCCAGGATGTAATAAATTCTACCCTGATTATTACGGAGAAGCGGACATGGAAGTGGACGTAGTAGATAAACCTGTTGTACAGAATACCAATAAACATATGGGAATTAATGATTATCCTTTCCGGACTCATTCTTCTCGAAAGATATCTGCAAAGATTTGTGAAATGTTTGGTGTTCGTAGTGCGATTAATGTTGATGGTGAAGTATCAGAAACATTTTATCCTTATGCTAAACCTGATGGTGTAAGCTACAAGGTTCGTTCTTATCCTAAAGCCTTTAAAGTTATTGGAGGACTAGATAAGATCTCTTTGTTTGGTCAAGATAAGTTTGAAGGTGCTTCTCGGAAACGTGTCGTAGTAACCGAAGGAGAAGAAGATGCGTTGGCAATTGCTGAGGCTTACGATCAGTACAACGGTAACATATACCCTGTTGTATCCATCCCTTCAGCGTCTAACTTAAATCCAGTTATTAATAACCGTGATTGGTTAATGTCGTTTGAAGAAGTAGTATTCTACGGAGATAACGATGAGGCAGGTCAAACTGTTATACCTAAGTTAGCTAAGATCATAGGCTACAATAAGCTTAAGGTAGCTAAAGGTAAACATAAGGATGCCTCAGATGAGTACACACGAGAGGGCTTCAAAGCGGTCCTCTCTGCTATCTGGAATGCTACCCAGTACAACCCCCAGGGTATACTCACAAAAGACGCTCTATGGCAGGCTATGGAGGACTATGCTAAGATTGAGAGTGTACCCTATCCTACTTGCTTTGACGGTCTCAATGAGAAAGTTAAAGGTATGAGAGGAGGGGAGATTACTCTATGGACTAGTGGTACTGGTTCAGGTAAATCTACTATGCTACGTGAGATTGTTTTCCACTTGATTCAGAGTACTGAAGATAAGATTGGTATTATCTCTCTTGAAGAATCACCAGCAGAAACAGCTAAGAAGTTAAGCTGTATGGCTATCAACAAGAATCCTACAGCGGAGAATATTAGTAATGAAGAACTCAGACAAGGCTTTGATACTGTCTTTGGCGATGATCGCATCCTTGTTCTTGATCACGCTGGAGCTATTACTGATGGGATCATATCTCAACTTGAATATATGGCTGCTGTTGGGTGTAAGTATCTCTTCATCGACCATATTACTATACTTGTATCTGAAGGTGCGGAAGGACTGACAGGTAATGAGGCTATCGATAAGATAATGAATGATCTTCTTAAGGTAGCTAAGACTCATAATGTCTGGATAGGTCTTGTATCTCACTTACGTAAGACAAGTACTGGTAAATCATTTGAGGAAGGTGAACTACCTTCTCTAGATGACATCAAAGGTTCTGGTTCCATTAAACAAATCTCTATGGATATCATAGCTTTTGCTCGTGACTCTGGTAATGCAGATCCTACTGTAAGGAATACTATTGAGATGAAAGTCTTGAAGTGTCGTTACACGGGGCTTACTGGTCCAGCAGGTAAAGCATTATATGACCATGAAACAGGTCGTATCAAAACAGCTACAGTAGAATTTTAAGGAGTAACAATGAATAATCTTGTCGTACAATACCTGAGTGAAAGACTCGGAAAGGTTGTTCTGAATACTAATAAGCGCCAGGCTTATGGTCCACTCTATCTAGCTCATCTATTACAAGATGAAGAAGGAGATATCTATGAAGAAGATTTGTTTCATCTAGTTAGTATAGCCACTAATATAATTCTACATAAAGCTGCTGATGACCCTTCAGGGAAGAAGGGAGAAGCACTTCTTACTAACACTGCTATAGCTATAGGTGTTGAAGTAAGTAACTATAAGTCTTCTGAGCTCAACAAAGAACAGATGTTACATATAGGTGACTTGTTCATTGAAGCGTTCTATCATTCAGACTTTATTAATATCTCTATTCAAGATGGGTTTGCTCCTAGATCTGGTTCACCTTACGTTATCTCTATCACAGAGAAGTTTAGTGATCTAGTTAAGACGCAACCCGCTAAGGGTTTGTTACTATACACTGTAACAGATCCTATCAAAGATATTAAAGGAGTAATGCAAGGAGATAATTTAGCTGTTATCAAAGGTGTTAACTCAGAGACTAGTAAGCAGCCTTTGATTACACATCAACAAGCTTTCATTGAGTCTATCAGACGTAATGATACTTGGGTTAAGTCTACTAATAAACTTCAGCAACAAGCTTGGAGTATTAATCAGGAAGTCTTTGAAGTTATTAAGAATAACCTTGAAGATATACTACCTAAGCAACAGAATAGACTTAATAAATTTACTAAAGCAGAGGTAACACTTGCTTATAAAGCTCTACAGAAAGATCCTTCAGAAGAGAACAAACGAGCGTATAATGAAGCTGCTGAGAAGTGGAACGAAGAACTATGTGTTCTCCGAGACATCTCTAAGCGAGCAGAGCTTGAAACAATCTTCAAGAAAGCAGAAGCCTTAAAAGATGCTGAAGAGTTTTATCAGTATGTAGATCTAGATTATCGTGGTCGAGTCTACTACAAGGAACCCTTCTTTAACTTTCAGGGCAGTGATATGGCTCGTGCTATGTTTCAGTTCAGTGAAGGTGTAATGCTATCTAAGGTAGGTCTCAAGTGGTTATACATACATGCTGCTTGTTGTTACAATAAGTCGTATGATATTGATTCACTTCCAGGATGGTGTGAGTATGACTATGAGAGTTACTTAAGAGAAGAAGGTCTTGATTCTATCTCAGTAGATAAGATGACTCTAGAAGATAGAGTACATTGGGTTGAACATAACCTAGATCTTATCTATGACAGTACAGATGTTATTCACTATGACTGTGAAAAGCCTTTCTCTTTCTTAGCTTGTTGTATAGAGATTAAGAATGCTCTTAAAGACCCTAATCATCTTTCTTATCTTCCTATACCTATTGATGGTAGCTGTAACGGTTATCAGCACTCAGCTGCAATAAGTAAGGATGAGCATACAGGTAAGCTAGTATCATTGATGCACACAGATCTACAATCAGATCTATACGTTAAGGCTGCTAAGGCTTTGATTGAACGTATGCCTGAATGGTTTGAGGCTAGACCTAACCTTAAGTTAAAGCATATTAGGAAGTACATTACTAAACGTGGTGTAATGACTAGAGCATACTCAGCAGGAGCAGAGAAGATCGCTGACAGTATGTATGCTGACTGCTATACAGGTGGTATCACTGAGGAACACAACATCACTATGAGCGACTGTGAAGCACTCTCGAAGGCTCTCATACAGGCTCTTGATGATGTATGTCCAGGAGCTACTAAGACTATGAGCTTCTTACAGTCATTAGTTAACTTTGAAATAGGTAAGACTAGTGCTTATGATGTTGATGGTTCTAACTGGACTCACACAAAGAAAAAGAAGGTACATGCTCGGAAGCAAGCTCTAAAGAGAATCAAAGAGAAAACTATTGAGGAAGAACTAGAGTTAGCTTTGATAGAGCAACGTCTAGAGCATGTAAAGAATACTCGTTACGTGTCGCATGGTAATGGGAAGCACTACATGCAATGGGTTAGTCCTTCTGGATTCCCTGTGTTCTATCATTCTTATCTCACTAGAGAAGTAAATGTCTATGTTACTCTTGCAGGAGTACCTATCGGGCATAAGAAGAATGGAGAGTACACTGGACGTATTACTCATGTTCTTCAAGAGCCTTCTAAGTTCGCTTCACTACAAGGATTAATGAGTGGTATATCACCTAACTATATCCATAGTCAGGATGCAGCTCATATGTCTCTTGTTATAGCTAACTGGAATCACTCTTTCGGTGCAGTACACGATAGCTTTAGTACACATGCAGAGTATGTTGATATGCTCTCTCAATTAACAAGACAATCATTCATTGATATATACAACAAAGAGAATTACTTTGAAGATATTAAAGTAAATGTATTGTCAGACACAACTAACTACGAAGGTATTCCTGATCAAGGTAATCTAGATATTGCTGATGTAAGGGGTTCTGAGTATTTCTTTTGTTAGAGGTAACAATGGCAGATAAAGTAAAAGTAATGACAGATCTTACTGGTAGAATGTCTACAGAAGATCTTGATGACAGTCAATCAAACAATCCTATGGCTGATGAGCCACATAAACCTAAGAGACCTTTCAGTGCTGATAGTAAGAACTGGATAGCTCAATCAGGTCTTGGTGAAGTAGATGATATGGAGATAATTAATAGTTTAAACTTAGATCCTAATCTAGCTTACACTAATCCTATTAATCGTGCAGCACTTCAAGCAGCACATAAGTTAAGCTATCAAGGTTATCTTGAACAAGGATATGATCAGAAAGATGCTAGAGACCTTTCTAATAAAGATCATGCCCAAGCTAGACAGCAGATTCTTAATGCTGAAAAGCTTTCAGGTAAGAAATTTCTGTAAATAAAAAAGCCCCCAAGAGAGTAATCTCAAGGGGGCAAATTTTATTATTATTATAATTTATAGTTGTTATTAGTTCTGAGCGTTAGACAGGAACTTACCTTTCTTCAGGCTATCAATTACAGCTTCAGCATTCTTCTTCCACTCTTGTATCTTACGGAATAGAGGTGGACGAATCTGTCCTTCTTCTGCTAAGTAGCCTTGTAGTCTAAGTACTGATTTAAGAATCTTATCAAATTGTTCTGGAGTTACACTAGCGTTTCTACGAATGTCTTGAACATTAGTATCTTCACCGTACTGTTCTAGGACTTTTTGATATGTCTTATTCTCAGGGTCATTAGGTATCCAACCATTATCAGCAGCATCTTTAAGAATTAAAAGAGTTCTCTTTCTTTTATCTACTGCCTTACGGTATTGTTCCATAGTAGGGTATCTAGTTTTATCTATAGGATCTTTATTATTCTTGTAATGATAATCCAGTATATTGAACATAGATCTATGTTGACTATTAGAAGTACCTACAGGGATATTCTTACCTTCCTTCTTAGCTGTCTTAATTATCTGAGATAACTGATCAACTACATCATCAGCTACTTTTAACAGATTACTATAAGTATCAGTCTGAGAAGCTAAAGACGGAAGAGCTATCATATTGTAAGAGATCCAATGCTGGATATAACTCTTAGCATTTAACTTGTTAGCATCATGTATTGAAATGTTAGGTGAAGATAACTTACGACCAACATTCTGAGACATAATAGCTAGTTTCTCTAAAGCAGCATCCTGAGTATGCGTAATAATAGCTGCCAGACCATCCATAAATCGAGCACCATGCTCTTTATGAATATCTTTTAAGTTACCATCAGCATCTACAGTAAATTTCTCTTTACGATCATCAAGTCTTTTCCCTACCCTAAACATAGGTACAGTATAACCTTTACTATCTACAAATGTTTCTAAAGGTTTTCTAGCTAATAGTCTACCTCCTGACACTTCTTCCATTACCATATCTTGCATGTATTCGGGCATAAGCTCTCCTACATGTGATTTAATAATATCACCTAGATCTGTCTTAATAGCTGGATCATAATCTCCAATCAAAGAAATAATAGAACCAATCTGTTTAACAGTCTTAGAGATAGAAATGTTCTGAAGGATCTGGTTATAGTTAGCTCCCTGCATTGCAAGTAAATCATTCATCAGATCAGAACCCATAGCATTTTTGTATGGACCATTCTCTACTAAATGAGTCTGAGCTTCTTTAGCAAACTGAGTTAAGATACTACGGATAGAACCAATGTTTACATTAGGGTGTAATCCATAGAAACCAGCTACAACTGAGTCACGAGTAAGATCTTTACCTTTACCTTTATTAATTAATGCATTAACAAAGTTAGAGAGTGCTTCTTGTTTATCAGTATCATTAAAGCTTCTTTGAATAACATTACCAAGATTCTCAGATAGAATAGTATAGAAACTATCTGGATTCTTCATAGTGTCATACCAAGCATCAGGGTCTTGAGGATCTACGATAAAGCCTAGTGTAGCAGCATTGATAATATTACCTGTCTTAAGAGTCTGTATAGCTACGTTAGAGTTGTTAGCATCTATCTCATACATACCTTTAAGTCTTAGGTTAGTACCTACAGGACTTGAAGCATAGTTAGAAGCATCTATTAAGTTAGAAACAAAGTAACCTAATTCCCCTCGCTTTAATACTTCTTGCTGCCATCCTTGTCTATTTTCAGGTGTAGGAATAGACTGAGGATTCTTTACCCAACCTTTAACTTGACGACCATAGCTAGCTAATGTTTTGATAATAGTCTCTTCATTCTGAGAGTAATACTCTAGCAATTGAGCTGGATTCATACGCTTAGTATTAGGTTTCATCTTACCCGAAGTATTAGTGTATTCATACTCAGGAGCAGTAGCACCTTCTAGTTTAATAAAAGTACCAGCCCACATAGCTTTCATAGCCATTTCGTTCTTAGTACCTTCATCAAGACTATTAAACCTTTCTAAAGCTTTCTCACCATTACGCATCTGGCTCTTAGATAGCATTAAGATTTCTTTTAGGAGATTAGCTTGTTTACGGCTTTCTCCTTGATTTCTAGGTTTAACTTTAACATAAGCCTTTTCTGCAAAGTTATCTACTGCCCTAATAACCGCTTTAGAATCAGACTGCATATCACGAGAAACTTCTTGGATACGATTGTTTATCTGAGAGACACCCCACTCAGCAAACTTAATTAACTGCTCTCCATTCCCATCAACATCTTGTAGACGTTGTTTCATAAGCATAAGATCATTCTTTGTCTTCTGATCTTTAGTCTTACGGGCTAAGTCAGCAGTACGTTTAGCATCGGCATTAGCTCTACGCTCAGCTCTTTCTGGTTCAACACCTAAGTTAGTATACTTAGCTCTAGCTTTAATTAGTGCTTCATTAAAAGTTTCTTTATAGCTAGCATCATCATTCTTAAAATACTTACCATCACCCATAGAATACAGTTGTTCTACAATAGTAAGAATGTCTTCATCTACTACTCGACCAACACCTCCATTAAGAGACAATACAGCTTCAGAAGGAGATATCTCAGTACCATCTGCTTTTAAAACAGTTCCTTTCTTAGCATCAAACTTCATATCACCAAGTTTACCTTGATGGTTAGTTGGAACTGTTCTACTAATGTTAATTAGGTCGTTTGAAGGATTAGAAGCTACAGCTATATCTTGAGTTGTCTTAGCAAAGGTTTCACCCTTAGGCATTACCTGTGGATAGAAGTATTTCTTTTTAGAACGAGGATCAGTGAAGCTATAAATACCTATCTCACCGTCATCAATAGCTCTTTGAAGTAAGTACTCACCTAATTCAACATCATTGCTATCGTTCTCATCCATTTCAACTGCTTGACCACCAAGCATTTCTTTTGCTCTTTGAACAAGGCGTCTAGCAGTATTGTTAATGAACTTATACTGATCAATATCGTAACTATTAGAATCATCAGGGTTAACTTGACTCTTGATAGCACCTATATCAGTACCTTCTAAGTTACCTGCAACTTGAGTTTCTTCATCAATGTCATATCGATTAGCTTGTACTGTACTTTCTAGATCATATGCATCTGTAACAGCAGCAGACTTATCTTGATTCATAAGTCGCATAGCATTGATATCAGAAACTTCTTGGAACATAGAAACAAGAAGAGATAATGATTGTGTTTCAGTATCTACATTCTGGCCCATAACTACTTTAAGTAAACTAAAAGCATCTACTTCTTCTTTAGTGTTAGGGTTAGTCATTACAATGTTTTGAGGGTTATTAAAGTCTTCAGCTAAAGAATTGCTTCTCTGAAACAAATCACTAATCTGACCTTTGTTTACCTCTCGTAGTTTATTCTCAACAGTCATTGAGTTTTCTTCGATATCACCCTTTTTGACTGCTTGATTACTTTCTACTGCATTGTAAATATCTTCTAATCTTTTATTGATATTATCAGTAGTTGCAATAGCACCTTCTCTTGAGACTAAGTCTTGAAGAGGGACTGGTTGAGTAAACTCTTGTCTTGCTTGTTGGATATCCAAAAGCTCTTGCTGTTCTAAGACAGGCATCTCTGCTACTGTAGGAAGCTCTATAGAACTCTCTTCTTCTTCCAATGTAGGCATCTGTGGAACATACTGTACACCCTCAGCCTGTACTTGAGGTACTAATGAAGTACCTAGTTGTTCAGAAGGGAGGACATTAGCGCCCTCCTCCTGAGCAATTACAGGAACAGCAACTTCATCACGGAAAGCTGTTGTCTTTTGAGATGGGCTTAGAGTACCTGCTCTTGATATTTTAGGAGGCATTGCCATTATTCGTTTTCTCCAATAATGAAGTTAATCAGCCTTGTTGGGGCTGCAGTTTCTTTAGTATAATCTGCAAATGGTATTGCTCTTTGAGCTGCACTTGCAAAATCACCTTCAGCTAGATCACCTAATACTTTACTAGTATGACCATAAACAGGGTAACCTGAAATGTAATCTAATAAACCTTCTGATTTAAAACCATAAGGATTACCTACAACGTTATCTATAATCTCTTGAGCCCAACCTAACTGACCTGAGTAGTTGATTGCTCTCTGCATAGCACCATAGTCTTCTTCAAGGTTCTCATTGAGTTCACCTCTGAGTAAAAGATCTTTTAAGTACTGTGATATGTAAGCAACTACAATAGCTGACATCATTATCTTAAATGTAGAGAAAGCAACTGGTGCTGTAGCATCTTTAAGATAAGTAGTGTATAACCTAGGTAAAATGTTAGAATGGAAATGAGCTGTAAAAGATAAGTATTGGGTTAAGAAAGGTAAACCATAACGTTGATCTTCAAAGATAGACGGTCTAGATCCTGGCTTAATCCTAACAGTGAACTCATCAATAAACTTAGGTAGCATAACATCCCAAGCTTCTTTAAGTTCTACAGCTACTTTGTCGTCAGTCTTAGCTATCTTATCAATATCATCATAACTAAGTGTTCTAAATCTCTTATAGATCTTAGTTAACTTAGGTACATCAGCACCATAATGAGATAACCTTTCATACAACTTAGCTTGCTGTCTGTTCATATTAGACAAATCAACATCAATAAGTTGTTCAACCATTTGACTAATAGAGTCTAAGGCTAATACCATTCGAGACATACGAATAGCATCTGTAGCTGGTTCTAGTAAGTTAAGCTTATAGAAGTATTTCTGTATCTCTAAGAGTAACTTATTGTTCATATCAGCGCCCTGTTGTTGTAACAGTTCGTCTGAATGGTAACCTAGTCTCTTATAGATTTCAGATTCACCTGATATAGCTCTTTTCTTTTTAATAGAAGGAATAGTATGTTTAAATGCTTTAACAAAATTATGAGCTAAAGTACCAACATTCTTAGCTAAACCTTTATTAGTACTAGAAAAAGCAAACACTGATTCTGCCATCTGAGCAAACAATACGTTGTCCATTAAGCCTAATGAAGTCATAACACGAGCAATGTCTTGGATGTTAGCAAATGTTTCATTACGTAAACGTCCAAACTCTCTAGTATGCTTCTTAAGCTGGTCTACCATATCAGCTGCAAGAGCATCTGCTTGTTCAGGTGTTATAGCTTTAGTTTCTTCTAACTCATCAATGATATTAGATATAACTTCGTTGTTCTCACCTAAGTACTGTATACGAGTATATTTGGTGAGTTCTCCGATAGCTTTGTTTCTGATATTCTCATATGTATTGTCAGGAAAGAACTCTTTAATAGCATCCTTAGCACCCATAGCATTAAGCTCATTAACTACTGTTCTTTGGCTATGTGCTTGGTTACTAAAGATTCTACTTAATACTTCATGAGCGTATTCTTCTCCAACTTTCTCTCCAGCTTTCTTTCTACCATAATCATTAGGAAGAACATGATTAGAAAGAAGATCCATAAATCTTTGAGAGTTATTGAATATCTTATGAGTATCAGGTAATCCTTTAGTTAACAAGTAATAAGGATCATTTCTAATTAAGTTAACCTTGAAGTCATCTAAGCCATAACCTGCTTTCATCATCTCAGAGACAATCTCATTATGAAGAGTATCTAAGCTGTCTTTAATAGCTTGAGCAGCTTGTTGTTTCTCAGGTGCAAGTTGATTTACTTGAAAACGAACTTCTGCTAACTCATCAATTAGATCACTTGTCTGTTGAACATCCAAACCAAACTCAATGTCAGTACTAGATAACCAAGGATGATCTTGTATAATATTAGCTATACGAGTTTGCTCTTGGTTAAACAAAGTATTTCCGGGCATTGTCTGGTATGCACCTTGAATGTTAGCTAAGAGTACTGCTGCTTTATTTGCTTGACCTGTTTTATTTATTAGAAATGGTCTTACAGCATTCTTAACAGCACTAAGTCCAGGGATATAATTACCTGCTAACAATTTATCTAAAGCTCTTCTACCATAACCTTTGTTATGTCTTTCGGCTCTTTCATTGATATCTGTTTTAGCTGGACCTTTATAGTCCTGAATAGTCTCTTCAATAGTCCTATATTTATTCTGAGCATTAAACTCTACACTTAACTTTTCTGTTAAATTAGATTTCTCAGGATCATACTCTGTTACTTGATCTCTATTATTTTCTATTCTATTTCTTTCAAGTAAAGAGTTAGGGATGTTAAACCCAGTACCAACTACACCACCAGCAGCAGCGGCATCAGCTAAACGTAAGCCAAAGCGTTCCCATTGTTCAGCAGTCTCAGGCATACCATTAATACCTAAGTATTGAATAGCTTCCTGAGTGGCTTCTGTAGCAGCTTCTTTACCTGCATTTCTAGAGATACGTAAAGCTGTACCTATAGCTATTTGTCGTTTAGTAAGATAATCAGTTGCCCTTAAAGTAAAGTCTGTAGCTAACTTATTGATATCACTTGCAACTACTTTTTCTATAGCTTCTCTCGCTTGAGAAGTAGTTAATGTAATACCTTTACTAGCTTGAAGACCTTTGTACTGAGTAACAGCATTAGCTAAACCTTTCTTAGTTAAAAGATCAGTAGGCTTAATAACAGCAGTAGCACCTAGTTTATCGATAGCTGTAATAGCTACCCCTAAAGTGACTGCTTGAGGTAAGTCTACATCACCAGTAACTTCAAATTGTTCTTGAGCTACGTTACCTGTAGTCTTTAAGAACATATAACCTAAACCAGCAAAGCCACCTAAGATACCCCCTATAGCACCCCCTACAGGACCAGCTACAGCTGTACCTGCCATAGCACCTGCTTTACCACTTCCATATAGGACAGCAAAGTCTGGACCATGCATGATTAAGTTATTCTGAATAAAAGCAAGAGCATCAGAAGTATCATTGATCTGAGATAAAGACATAATAGTTCCAGGGTCTATCTCTTGTTGGATAGTTGCCTGAATATCTTTCATCCCTTGAAAGCCTTCTTCACTTCCTGCTAAGGCTTTAATACCTTCCCAAGCTCCTATGTTCTGATACCACCACATTTCAACAGCATCTACTGCTTGTCCACCAAAGGACTTATCAATAGCTTTGTTAACTGGAGTAAGAGAACTAGGTAGTCTTCTTTGTTCTTGCCAAGTAAGCTCACCTAACCTTGGAACAGAGTTCTGGTATATAGTGTTCTCCATTTGTTTCCAAGGAGGTAAGTCTTGTTGTGCTCCTATCAATGCATCAAAACGAGTTGATGTCCAAGCCTCTTGTTGAGAAGGATCATTTAAGTTATAACGACTAGGCTCAAAGATACCTTCACGGATACTTTCATATGCTAAGTCTTGTCCAATCTCATTCTCTAAACGAACAAGATCACGCCCATAAACATCCTTCTCATCAATAGGTTTTACTTGATCAAATCCTTTTTCCTCAATGTACTTCTTAGTCTCATCACGATATTCATCAGCGAATAATCCTTCAGTATACCCTTCCATAGGTTTAACTGAAGGCATCTCAGGAGCATCTAAGCCAAGGATACGATAACTTTGACCTGTATCTTTAATTAAAGTATCAGCATCATACAAGCGCATATCTTGCTCTTCAAGTTTAACTCTTGTCGCTGGCTCAAAAGGATGCTCAGGTAAAGTACCTTTAAAGTCTTCCATAGATGCTCCTATCTATTATTGGTTTTGATTTAACCGCTTAGTCCAATACTGTTCAACAAAATATAACTCTTTACTATATCCTGCAGGAATCTTTTGCTTATTAAACCATTCAACAAATTTAACATCTTGAGGATTAAGATCATCTAAATCCGCAGTGATAATTTGAAGAGCTTGTTTAGCTACTTGACCTGTAGTAATAGGGTTCTTAGGGTTGTTATTATTGTTAGTAGCTACAACAGCATTAAGGGTTTTATTTAATGTATCATAAGCATCTGCACTAACCATTTTCCCTTCAGGAGTTAATTTACCAACATTAATTTCGTATAAACCAGAGTCTACAGCAGCCATAAGACCACCAAAGTTCTTTACAGGTTCCTTATTACGATCATAGTAATTAGAAGCTGCTTCAGTATACGCCATTAATCTTTGGCTACCTTCAGGGCTATTTAGGAAGATATCTGCACGTGGACCATAAAGCTTACGGAGTCTAGAAGCATAAGAGCTAACTAAAGCACCTGTATTTACTTTCTGTATACGAGTACTAGTAGTTCCATCATCTCCTTTCTGGGAAATTGAGATAACATTACCATTTTCATATGTTTTATTTAAATAAGACAAAGCATTCTTTTGAATTTCACCAGTATCATGTAGCTCACCTGCATATCTAGTAAATCCAGTAGTATCAATGATTTGACCAGTCTTAATATCTCTAGTCTGTCCAGTTTTATCTCTATATACTTCTACAATCTGAGGAGCTTCATTACCTATAGTAGACTTAACCATGATATCTGTTTTGATATCTGATAAGTCTGTACCTTCATCAATAAGTTTAAGAACAGATTTATCACCTGTTTGTTCAAACATTTTAATTGATTCAGGAGTGTACTTAGCTTCACTAGTAAGCTCAAATGCTTTGTCCGCCCAATCTTTCTTAGCAGCAGCATTAGCTTTAGCTATTGCATCTACACGAGTAACATAAGACTTAGCAGAGAATCTTAAAGAACCAATATGAGAGTAACCTAATGCACGCTGACCTAAATAAAGAACAGCCATACGAGTTAATTCATCTTCATTCCAAAGATCACCCAGAGTATTCTTAAGCCAACCACCGATCTTTTCTAGCATTGAAGGGTTTTCAGTAGCTACCTTTTTACCAGCATTGAAAGTATCTTTAATCTGCTCAGGAGTCATATCAGGGCGACCTTCTTCAGGTTCATTAGCCTCTGCTTGATCTACAATCTCTTGAGCTTGAGTTACTTTATCAGAACTAATATCAGTAGTACCCCAGAAGTCATTAGAAAGTCTATCTTGATTTTCTTCAATAAACTTATCTAGTTCTGCTTGACCTTTCTCTTTATCAGTTTGATAAGGAGGAATTGTACCATCAGGATTTGTAGGAGTATTTAAACCTCCAGCAGTATCTAGATCACCTGAGACTGCCATTTCACCATAGCGTTGCCAATCTTCGCTAGACATTCCAGCAGTACCTTCCATAGAAGGTTCTTCAGGAATAGGTGGATTAAAAGCACCTTCTTGATTTGGAATACCTTGAGTACTAGAGAGTAAACCTCTTAATGAGCCCATTTCGGTAATAGGTTCTTTAGGTACAGGTTGTTCATACATACCTTTACCATAAGGACTACCTGCATCAGTAGGTTCTTCAGAATTAATATACTCAGGTTGAGCCATACCTTTAGGCTGAACAGGCATATTAAGGATTTCCATTGCTCTTCTTTTAGACTCTTCGTCATAAGAAGGATCATCAATTACCTGCTGTGCTTGTCTAATCATTTCCATCTTATCAGCGACAGGTTGATACAATGAATCCCCTATTGCTTTAGTTGGATCTGGTTGTTCATATACAGGAACACCATAAGGACCAACACCCATCTCAGGTACTTCTGAAGTTACATAAGAATCCATAATCGCAGGAGTAGGTATTGGCGCATTAGACTCAGCTAAAGCTCTCATTTGACTATCTACAGTAGCAATAGCTTCTGGGTCACTTAGAGTAGAGCGTAACTCAATGAGTCTTTGCATAGTAGGTTCAATAGCAATATCCTTGTATGGAACACTACCACCTGCTGCTTTATAAAGAACAGGAGAGAACTTCTTAGCGTACTCAGCAGTTTCTATAGGCATCTCTTTAATCTCCCCTGCTTTATACTTCTTCATATTACCGATTCCCCAGTTATATGCTTGAAGTATTTCTTCAGGAGACCAATCTGGATGTGCCTTCTGTAAGCCTCTTAAGTACTGCATAGAAGCTTGACGAGAAGCTACAGGGTCAAAGGGATCAAAGCCACCTTTAACTCCATATCCAGGATTCTTAGCTGCATGAGGCATCCACTGATACATACCTTGAGCACCTGCTGGAGATACTGCTTTAGGGTTATTAGTAGATTCTACAAAAGCTAACTGATCTAATAGAGTATCGTCTACCCAATAGGAAGGA